CCTTGGGTGTTCAAAATGCAGAAAGAAATAAGTTACGCTCAGAACTCAAACAGAAATTAGGCTTGGTATAATACAGAGAGTAAGAGTTGAAGAATTGATTCAGTTTGTCGAAAAACAGGTAAGAGCGGAAGAACGAAGTAAAGTTGCAGAAAGTTTACTTACTCCCCCTAAAGAAGAGAGGAAAGTCGATCAACGCATTCTATAGAGCAAAACCCCTAGTAATAGGGAATTTTGTTTGTAGTATAATCATCGTATGAAAACAAAAGAATTAATCGATAAAAAAGAAAAAAAACATCCCTGCACTTGTCCTGGATGTGACTGCGGAAAAGACTGTATAGGAGATTGTAAAAATAAGAAGAATTTTAATAAACGTTCATAGCTCTTTAGTATTTGTAGAAAGGATTTTAATCCATGTTAAAAGCTTACCCAGGAACATACCTCGCGGAAAAGATCAAAGAACCCACGTCTGTCAATTTAGGAAAAACTCAATCACGTCACGTTATACATGGGCGTATTGTTGATGTCGGTCAAGAGAGAGTTAATGACGCAGGTGGACTCATGAAACCATTCCTCGAAGTGGGAGATATCGTTTTTTTCATTAATTACGGATCTGAAGAGAAGTATGAAGAGTTTGAATGGGATGGAAAAACATATTACAGTATTGTGATAAATGACAGTAGGGCCTACATAAAGGGAGAAAAATGACCATAAAATCTCAAATTAACGGATTAAATCCCCAAGAAAAGATTCTAGAAGGGGCTAAAATCGTCTCAGATTGTGTTTCTTCAACGCTAGGGCCTCAAGGATTAGGTGTGGCTATTGCCTATAGAAATGAACATGGTATTTGGGGAAGAATTATTATGCGAGACGGTGTCACAGTCGCCCGGTCTATTGACTTAGAGGACGAGTTTCAAAACATGGGAGCACAGTTTGTGATTCAAGCCGCGCGTAAACAAGTAGACTCGACGGGCGATGGAACAACTGTTGCGTCACTGCTAACCTATTCACTCTTAAAAGAAATTCATGCACTTACCACAGCAGGCTATTCTCCTCGCCTCCTTCAAACAGGTATTGAAACAGGTATCAAACAGGTCATCGAAGAAATTAAAAAGTTGGCCATCCCTATTAAAACACTCGAACAAAAGAAACAAATTGCTACTATTTCAGCACAAGATGCAGAACTCGGTGAGATGATTGCGAAAATATTCGATAAGATGGGTGAAGATGGCCTTATTATTCCCGAAGAATCAATGTTATCCACAACAAAAGTAGATGAACAAATGGGATTTCAAATTGATAAGGGATGGGCCGATCCTAATTTTATGACGAACCCAGACCGTGGAGAAGCAACAATTGAACAACCTTATATATTAATCGCTGACGGGCTTATCAATGATTTAGAACCGATTAAGGACATCTTAGATGATTGTCACAAAAACCACCGAAAATTAGTATTTATAGCTCCTCAGTTTGGGTTAAATGCCGCAGGTGCAATGATTGCAAATAAAATGAGTGGTGCTATTTCTTGTCTCTTGATTGAAGCTCCTTCGTTTGGACAGAACCAAAAGAATATTTTACAAGATATCGCACTCTTTACAAAAGCCACGTTCTTTAGTGAGTGGACAGGAAAAGACTATAAGGACGCCACAATTGCTGACTTAGGACGGTGTGAATACATTAAAAGTACGAAGAATGAAAGTATTATAGTTGGCGGTACAATGAGCAAAGAAGACATAGAAATGCGTGTTGCAGAACTAAAAAAATCTCTTGAAGTTGAAGAGATTGAATTTGACAAAGAAAAATTAAAAGAACGGATTGCTCGTCTGACATCGGGTGTGGCTGTCATTCGTGTAGGTGGCACCACTGAAGTCGAGATGAAAGAGCGCATGGAACGCGTGAAAGATTCGATTGCAGCAACGAGGGCAGCTTTAAGAAGTGGAATTGTCGCAGGGGGGGAAGTAATTTATCTCGTTGCGCGTCAAAATCTCGATCAAAAAGATATCGCTCAAAACGTTGTCTATAAAGCACTGTATGAGCCATTTAAGAAACTCTTAAATAATGGATCTATGAACGATGGAGAGTGGTACGAAAAGTTAATGAATAGTCCAGTTTCTTATCAGAGAATTGAACCGACTGTAGGAAAAAAACATACCATTGTAAATGGAAAAAATATCGGAGTGGATGTGGTCAAACAAAAGATAGTAGATATGATTGCAAGTGGAATTATTGACCCTGCAGAAGTTTCAATGAACGCACTAAAGAATGCAGTATCTACCGCAGTATCACTCTCGAGTTGTGGGTACATAGTTATACAGAAGGATGTTGACAAAAAATGAAAAAAGAAGAAAAGAAAAAGAATTTAAAAGATGTTATCTTGCAGAAGTTTGGAGATCAATATCGGATTACCCTGTCTCCTCTTATTATTAGAAGAATTGTAAAAGAATTTAAGGATGGTTATGCATATACCATTCCTTCAGTAGATATATTTTTTCAAGAAGATGACCATGATGGAATGGACGGAGATGTATGAAATGTCCAAGTTGCAACAAAAAAGAAGGAAAACAACATCTCACACTCGGTTTATTACCGTGCATAGAATGTCAGGAGAGACACTCAAAATTATCATCACCAAATCAAGCAGTGGAAATTATTCCAGAACGTATCAAATCAGATAGACAAGAGCATGGAGACTCAATACTTCAACCTCATGTAAAGGGTGAACTCGATAAGAAGTGGATAGACTTATGGGGAAAAAAAGCAGCAAAAGATAGAGGATTTACTGAGAAAGAAATTAAGAACGCAAAATATGTGAGTGATGGAATCAGAAGTAACAATTACGGAATGACCTATTATAAGAACGGTACTTAAATGATACTTATGAGTTATATATTACTCTCGATCTACTGTACGTTCATGGGATTTCTTATTGGGAGATTTAGCCATAAAACAAAAATACTTGATGTGATAAAAGGAAAGATAGAAGAGAGACCTCCAACTTCACCCGCATCATTTTATATACCCCTTAGCCCCAATGATACAATAAATCATGAAGGAGTCGGTATTATTCACCGTCCAACTGTTGAAGAAATTAGAAAGATGAACGAACCAGAGACTATAAAACAAGCAAAAGAGGCTATAGCACAAACATTGAGGAATCAATCAGAAATAGATAAACAAGAGCTATAATTTTGTTATGGAAGATCCTACACTACCACTTGAGAAACTACTTAAACCTGTAATTGCTAGAGATGATCATGGCAGGTTGCTTCCAGGTCAACCATCAATTAACCCTTTCGGCAGACCCAAGCGTAAAACACTTACTGAACTTATCCATGAGAAGCTTGATAAAGGTGATGGAGAACTTAACTGGGATCAACTCGTCTCAGTCATTATCAGCATGGCGAAGGGAAAAGATAAGGATATTGTGCGTGAATTGTGGCATTATACCGATGGAAAACCGAAAGAATCTCTTGATATCCAGGCTAAAGGTGACTTTAATGTCACAATGAAGCGTGAGCCATAGTCCTAAATAAGTACAGAAGAGGACGTAATATTTACTCCTTGAGGAAAAGACACCTTTCACCGTCGTGAGAATCAAAAAATAACGAGTTATAGAGTTATATGAACATAGAGATCAACACCTTTGCTCCCACTCGTCCTCATTCAAAACAGAAAGAAGTCTTACAAGCTATTGATTCAGGCACTCGGTTTATTCAACTCAGAGCTGGTCGTAAGTGGAGAAAGACATCACTTCTGATTTCCGTACTCTTTGAGAAGGCTATTCAAACTGGTTTAACATGCCCCTACATAGCTCCAAACCGTACACAGGCAAAGTCAATCGCGTGGGATGACCACGTACAACGTATTCTTAATGAGCTTACTGTTCAGAGAATGCCGTATAAAAAGAACGAGACTGAACTCTCCGTGACCTTCCCTAACGGGGGTAAAGTAGTTTTGATGGGTGTAGAGAATAAGGAAGCCTTACGTGGTATCTCAAACTGGGGATTAGTGTGTGGAGATGAATACGATGACTGGGATGAAGATATCTTCCCGACAATCATCCGTCCGAACTTGATGACCCACAAAGCACCTGCAATATTCGCCGGTACCCCTAAGGGTTTTAGAAACCTCTATAGGCTCGAGAAGGGTGGCATGTTCAAACCTTTTCACTATACTTCTTTTGATAATCCCGATCTTGATAGAGAAGAGCTAGAAAACTTAGTCAAAGAATATAAAGAGATGGGCATGTCCTACTACCGGCAAGAGATCCTCGCTGAGTATGAAAAACCAGTCGGAACCGTCTATGAAGAGTGGGACATGGAAAAACAATACATTCCCTTCTACTATAATCCTACCTTACCCATTCATATATCATGGGACTTTGGTGTGAATGACCCAACCTCAATTATTGTCTTTCAACCGTATGGACGAGAGCTGCGTGTCCTTGACTATATTGAAGCGAATAACTCTAATCTGAAGTTCTTTACAGACTGGATAGATAATTTACCCTATAAGAGGTCAACAGACAAAAAACTGAAGGTAGATTTAGAGACAGGGGATATCGCCGGAAGGAATAGATCTTTAGTGACGGGGAAATCAGTGATTGATGAGGCTATAGCTTTAGGACATACGATCATGAGTGCGAGTATTCCATCCATTGAGGCGCAGATCAGACAAGCGCATAAGAGCATACAATACCTCTATGTGAATAAAGCAAACATACATACGGAGCGTTTTGTTGAATGTTTACTCAATTATAAATATCCAAGTAAAGCTGAATCTTTAGTAAATCAGAGCAATGAAAACCCAATTCATGATGAATTTAGTCATGGGATGAGAGCGTTTGAATACTACTGTTGGAATGTAATGAGTGGTTCTTACGGGGCTATCCTGACCGACCAAGTAACAGAGAGTTCAAAGAATATCATTACAGTTCGAAATGGAAAACAAGTTCCTTTCGATCTTGACCCTTGGGCAAAACCTGTAATGGTACAATCAAGTAATACACGAGTCATAGGAGAATAAATGTTAATTCATCTACACGGTGAGGAGAAATACATCCCCGTTTCAACTGTCACACTTCAGACTGACGAGGGAAATACACATCCCTTCCATTGTACTGCTTGTGGGAACACTACAAACATCATCGGTGGGATTGTAAGCCGAATTTACCCTATTTTAGAGCCTTCACATCAGATAACAGTAATTACAACTTGTCGCTCATGTAAGGCAAAGTACACTTTTCAGGATGAAGAAACACAAGAAAAACAACCAGTAGTGATTTTACTAAAACCAAAATCACAAATGCAGTACTTTTACTGTTACTTAGGCGGAGGATTGACGAAAGAAGAAAATAAGATTCTTGAGTACACAAAGGGAAGAATGTATTCATATGCGAATCACGCCTTAGTTCATCTTCCCTATACCACACGCTGTAGCAATCCATCTTGTTCGACTCTCTATCGATTTATTGTGTAGCATGGTAGTATATCTGTACCAATGGCTCTAGCCACCCTTCCGCACGTGTTATGGCTCTTTCACCTTTTGACGACGATCAATACGCTATAAATCCCAATGAAGACGTTGGTATTATTACTGACCCCCTAGCTCTTGATATTCCCGATGATAAACTCGTTGAAATAGTCGATAAATGGATTGAGGATACAAGAGCGTTTTACACAGAAGAGTACGATTTATATGAGGTACGAAAAAGAAATGAAATCTATCGATTCGGTCGTCAAGTCTCTATGTTGGATAAACAGAAGAAGTTAAAAGACTATGAAGCTAGGGTTATGGATAATGTATTGTATGAAATAGAACGCACTGAAAAACCTTTAGCCCTCTCTCAACTTCCAGATCTCATTGTCTCACCTGGGAATAACACGGATCAAAGCAAACAATTAGCAGAACTTATCACCGAAGTCGTGAACTCAGATCTTCAAAAGGAAGAGAATAGAAAAGTCTTAGCAATGGCGTGGCAACACAGACCAGTCTATAGAGTTGGATGTATTAAATGTGTGTGGAATCCTGAAGCGTTTGGAGGCTTAGGAGATTATGAGTTTATTTACGTCCACCCTGACGCCGTAGACTTCGATCATCATGCCACTGAGGCGGACGCTGACAAAATGACCTATGTATCTCATAAGGTCAGTTTAACCGTTGAAAAAGTTCTCATGAGATTCCCCACTGCAAAAGAGAAGTTTCTTGATGAACTCAGGAAGCAAGGTGTGATGGGAAAGAATGACTCCGATCCTTCATGGAAATCACTCGCAACACCTATAGATATCCGAGAAGTATTTTTCACCGACTACGAAAAGGCAGTAGAAGGAAAATGGAAGCGTGTCGAAGGTGTCTTATGGAAGTATCGTACCTGTCTTCTCAAAAAGAGTAAAAATCCATACTTTGATTATGCAGGAGAGACACAATATTTTAGTTATGATGATCCTATGCTCAAGTCTTCTCGTAAAAAATTAAGTATGAATGATATGCAACAGTCTTTAATGACAGGACAAGTTCCACCAAATACTCAAGAAGAGCAGGTCTATCATAATTTCTTCGATTCACCGAAAAAGCCATGGTTCTTTATGGTCTACGATCAATGGGGCAAACAGCCGATGGATGAGACCACACACTTAGAGCAGAATATTTATAATCAAGATGCGCTTGACTCCATGAATAAACAAATTCAGGAGACATTAAAGAAAAAAGGACATCATATCTGGTCAAAGATGTCCGGTCTCACCGCTGCGATGGTCAAACAAATGGACCACAACAATCCAAATGAAGATTACATGGTTAATGGTATTCCTCAGCAACAGCATGAATTTATTCCCCCAGAGCGTCCAGAACCACAAGAATTTCAGGATTTAGACCGTATCCATGATCGAATGTATGCGATTGCCTCAGCCACATCTATTAGAGGTGAGGTTAAGGATGAAGCGGTTACAAATAATCAAATAGGTAGAGAATCAAACTATACAGTAATGGATGATATGGTCGAAGAGACGATTAACAAAGCAGCGCAGTGGATGGCAGGATGGGCCATGCACCAGATTAAGACACGCTACACAAAAGAACATTTTAGAAAGATTCTAGGAAAAAAGGGAGAGTGGGTCTTTTTACAAGTTCATCAAGATTTTGTCGAAGATGGGCAAGATGTGATGATTAAAGCATCTGGGACAGATAAATTGAGAAAACAAAACAATGCTTTAAACTTAGCGAAAATGGGACAAATTGATCCTTTATCACTCTATGAGGATATGGATTTAGATGATCCAGAAGGTCGCACGGCAAAGATGATAGCGTTTAAATCAGATATGCCACTCTATTTATCAGCGTTCGTTGAAACAGCAGCGACAAGTACGCCACAACTCGCTCAAAAGCTCATGGCTCTTACCCAGCAAGGACAAGCCTCTCCTGGGCAACCACCTGGTGCAAGTGGACAACCAAATCCGAATGGACCTGCCGGCCCTTCTACAAACAATACCCAGGCAGTAGCATCTAATCCTTCACAGCAAGCCCCTCAAGTTGCAGGAAATCCCCCTGCGTGATAAGATATATCTATGACAGAAACGGTTATAACCGAAAAACCACTTTTAGAAGAAATTCGCGAGAAATCATTTGATCAGCTTGTTCGAGATCAATACAATCCCGAAGACCAAGCCCCACAACACACAGAAGAAACAGACGAAGAGAAGAAAAAGAAGGATGATGATGAAAAACGTGTTCAAGCAGATAAAGAGAAGCTTGAATCTGAATCTCGAATGGCCGAAGAAAGAAAATGGACTGAAGATATTGCTCAGAAAGCAGCTCAACAAGTTTTGGAGAAACAGCGATCAGAAGAGCAAGAAAAATTAGACAAGGTGAAGGCTGAAGAGGACGAAAAGAAACGCTTAGAAGACCTCAAGCCACGATTTACCGGAAAAGATAGGGACGGAAATACTGTACCTCTGTCATATGAAGAACTTCACGCTGAAGATGTGCGTGTTGCAGAAGAGCGAGCGGTTGCACGTATTCACGCTGAACTCAAAGCAGTGGAAGAAACAAAACAAGCTGAAATCACGCGTCAGACGCAAACACTCGAACAGCGGAAATCCCAACAAAAGTCCATTGAAGATCAATTACAAAAAGAGCTTGATAGCGATCTTCGAGACTTGTATTCTGCAAATAAAATGCCAAAGATCAGTGATCCAAAGAATGAGAATGATCCAGGAAATAAAGAATTTAAAAACCTCTTTGAAACAGCACAACGCGTCAATGGTGAAAGAATGGCACAAGGTCTGTCACCAATTCGTTCTATAAAGCTTATCTACTACGAACACTATAAACCTCTAGCCCCTCCCCCTGGCCATGATTCACCCGTATTTGGGAATGAATCTACTATTTCAAGTGAGCCACCCGCTGACAAATATGTCGTTTCAAGAGATCGTGGAAAATCAATGGCTCAACTCGTTAAAGAGGAAGCCGCTAGATTAGGAAAAAGACTCAATGTTAGAGGAAGTTAGTGTATTGACTTTCTTAGGTGTCCGATTTATTATTCTCATAACGTAATGTCTCTAGACAATCAATTACTTTAGATTGTTAAGGACATTATGGCATACGACGGCATCCAAAACTCTTCACGTGTTTCTACCCTTGGTAACCCCAAGCTCTATACCAAAGTAGTCGATCAAGTTCTGTTATCACCAACCGTGATGACACGTTCTATGTTTGGTGCTCGTCCTTTTGAAGGAATAACACAAGATATAGATCTCGATGTTGTTTCTGATTCACAAGGTCAATGGGTAACCGGTTTAGAAGAGCTGAGTATGTCAACCGTTTCCACAGTCGTTCGTACCTCATTCGCACACGCAGCCTTCACACAGCCACAGGTCTCTATTATGTTAGAGAGTTTTGCTAATCAAGGCTCAGTTGGTGGAGTGATTAATCTTGATTCATTCAAATACGCAAAAGCAGCCGCGCAAGTTGTGCAGGCAATTGGTGCAGCGGCATACGGCGCAGGTCAAGCAAATCAAATATTAGGCTTAGAAGCAATTGTTGATAATGGCGCAGTCGCTGGTACTATCGGTGGAATCTCACGAGCAACCTACCCACAGCTCAACGCATATGTCGTAACTGTGACATCTAACAAACTGACATTGGCAACCCTTGACACACTCCACGACAACGTTCGTGCAGCCGGTCTAACCAACGAAAAACCAAACATTGCATATACAACAAAAGGAGTGTGGTCACTCTACGGTCAACTTTTACAACCATATGTGAGACAGTCTTATAGAGAAGTTGGCTATGACAAATTAAAGAACAACATGAAATGGGCAGAACGTTCTAATCCAGAACTCCGCGCTTCAGCAGGGTTTGATGGTTTAACCTATCGCACATTAACAGTGATTGATGACGACTTCGCACCAGCAGGTCAACTCTATATGGTGAACGAAGATTATTTACACTGGTACGGTCGCTCCGATGTCCCACAAGAGTACAAAGATACCATCGAACACGTAGATTTTGGTTCAAACAAAACCTACGAAGGAACTGGTGCGCTGGCTGTAGAAGCAATGCCAAGTACAGATCACGGATTCTTCTACCAACCACCACAACAGATGCCAACACAGGGCGGAAAATATGCTCGATTCTGGACGATCGGGAACTACATCGCAGACTCATACCGTAGACATGGTAAAAACGCATCAACACAACAATTTACGACTATTTAAAGGAAATATATGGCACGTCTCACAAAACTCGTTACTAACCTAGACCTCTATCAGTCTACAACTGATCAAATCGGTGCTGAACTGATTGGTCAACGTGTCCTTGGACTGAATGGAAAAGAGTTTACACTTGCTTTGAATGGGTCAGTTCTTCTTGTCGCTGGCAATCTATTACAGAGTGCTGTTGAGGATGCCCAGTTTGAAAATATGACAGTTGGTACAGCTGCAGTAGTCGGTCAACAGTTTATTCAAGTGACCAACGGCACAACCTCAGTGGTTCCTGGATACTTCATTGGTGGATCAATTTCATTCTATACAGCGGGTACGGTGGCGATTGGTGACGAATACACTATTATGGATATTAAAGGGACATTAACATCAGGTGGAGCAATGAACGTCTATGTAGATCGTCCATTACGATATGCTGTGACCACACTTTCAAAAGTAGTCATGAGACAGAATATTTATAACAGTGTCATTCAAATGCCAGCAACGACTCCAACAGGTATCGCCGCAGGTGTAGCAATATTTGCTCTCCCAGCTTCAACCTCAACAGTTCCAGTGTACGGGTTTGTTCAAACGAGAGGGTTAGCAAGTGTCCTTTC